CAAGCATATTCTTGCCAACCATAAGACCTGTCTTGCGACCAGCCTTAACCTGAGGCACAAGATCTTTAATCTTGTATCTGAATCCCGTGCGGTCGCAGAACCCGAACGCATATTTTCCGTTAGCATAACGAGCCATCAGGAATAACCCCCAGGAACGAAATGCACAGATGCCCTATCACGATCTTCTTGTTCCGCCAGTTGCCATTGAAACTCATATTCGGCTTTAAGTTCAGGAGATCTTACAAAAGCTTCCGGGTATTTCTGTGAAATACGATATGCCAATCCAGAAACCAATGCAGGAAGAAAACGAGCAGGAACATCGGGGTTAGTAGATCCTACTGATCCTGTATCCTCAATGCGTCTAATACGCTGATATCCAAACGTATAAACCTTGTCCGGTGTCGGCCAAAGATACGCAACCGGGGCATCACCCTGCTTATCAATGTAGATATTTACAGGACGCCCTTCGGTAAGCTTGTTAGGTATCGTGGAATACTGGGATACGCTGAACCGTGAAAGAGGCAGATCAGTCTGTGATGTGCCCGTTCCATCACGAATCCAATATTCGATAAGGTCCACGGTATCTGCTGGTAGCGTGACTGTGGAAGTGCTGGCAACTGTGCTGGCAGTTCCTTGTTCTACGGTCCAGAAGTTGAGTCCACGATTTGCCCACTCAAGACTCATTAGATTAAGAGAACGACGAGCCGTTTCGATGTCGTAGCCCGTTTTAGACTGAAGGCCACATCTTTCAAACGCCTCTTCAATAACCTCTGCAATCTCAAGGTTGAATGTCGCAGTTCCTGACGTAGCCATTAGCTATCCCTAAATTTGTTCTTACATTGTGCTTTGAATGACCTAACCTTCCCAGGCGTCAAAGAGCCATTACCAATCAAGCCGCCACTTCTCATTTTTGCATAGTTTTGAAGCGACGGATTTTTAGAAAAATCATTAGTAATTGCTTTCTTAATCATACCACCACCTGCATACTCATCTGTCCAATCTTTTGCGACTTCAGGCTCATTTGCCCACAAATACCTTCTTTGCTTTTCACTCTTGAAAGGCATCAGAAAGCCCTCCAGTTAGGATACTCTAAAGCAATATGGCTGGTATGGGCCACTTCTTCTTTGTGATCAGGGTAGTTTTCGGCCAACCTACTGTAATAGCCCCAATTATGATCAGCATCAGCCTTCTTTTTAGCGATCTCGTTGTATTCGGGAACGCTACCCTCTTTCTTCTCAGCCATTAGTAGCTCTTCCTCAGAGCCACCAGCACGGTATAACGGTCGCCGCTTGAGTGGCCCGTAGTGGTGAAGTTGATGTCCCCCGTCTTACCGCCGCCTGAATTATTGGTGAGCGGACCAGCTTGCCGGAAGTCGTAGAATCCATATCCGCTGAGAGTCCAACAGATAACATCCGTAGAGGCGTCCCATAGAATATCTACGGTCATACCAGAGCAGTCATACCACATCTGCTGGATTGTAGCCCCAGCGCAGGCTTTTCCGGTGCCGGATTCGGATTGGAGGGCAGATACATCTACCTTGGTCACGGCACTTTCGCCTGAGCCATCGGAGATGTTGGTGAACTTCATAACGGCGATTCGGTCGCCGTCTTGGATAGTTTGGGACGTTACTGCGTCTGCCATTTGATTCTCCCCGCGAGGACAGGACTCCTAGTCCCGCTCACAATAGGAAATATGACCACCCACCCTTAGATGGGTGGCCTTATCTCAGTTAAACATTACGACAGCGATGCAATTGGCGCATATTCGATAATGAACGTGAACGATCCCGCAGTAGTAGCATCTACGGTATTCGTGATATTGCAGTAAACTGTCCGCTCAGAAGCGGTATATTGAGCCGACACGGGAGCCGTAGTAGTACTCTCCGTTGTGGCTACCAGTGTGCAACCTACGACATTACCCACTACAACTGTCGTTCCACCATCTAGAATTTGATCGGTGATTGCCGCAACAATCTGGGCACCGGAACTTGATGTTCCAACCTCAAACCCAATATCTCCCGAACCGATAACCGGAGCAGTGATACATACAATTTTAATTGCGGTAATAACAGTGTTAGCTGGCTGAGTAAACTCACCGATAGCTCCGCTATCGCCTGCCGTTGTGTTGACTGTAACGCCTGAAGCGTGTCCGATACCCTTACCTAGAACCACCCTAGTAGTAACGGCACCAGTTGTGCTGCTCTTATCAACGGATTGGAATCCGTTTTCCGACCTTACTGGTCCTGAAAAAGTTGTGTTAGCCATGATTTCTCCTGTCTTGGCTAGTGTCTATCAATCTCTTGATAGTCAGGAAAAAAAGAAAGGGTGGGAACAGTCCAAACATAGAACCATCCCCACCCCATACTCACTATGCTCCGGGTGAACCCCAGATCCCTAATGGATCTGAGACACCAAAGCTGTACCGCTCGCGAGCCTTATAGCGAACATTTCCGGTATCAAAGTCACCGTCCATGCTCGTCTCAAGTGCAACACGATTAAAGTGCTTCAGTCCATTCGGAATATCGGTAAGAAGGAACCACGCATCCGTATCCGTCAGATAGTGATTCACAATCGTACCACCAGGAACAACACCCATCGAACGCACAGCGTTGATATCGTTGTCCGCAGTTCCGGGGCGAAGCTCAGATTTCATTACCCTTTGCGCTACAAATTGTAGATCGGGCGGGATAACGAGCGTCTGGGGACGAGCAGCGATCATCAGACCACGCTCATCTGTCCATTTGCCAATCTGAATTACAGCGGCCTCAAGAGAGGTCTCGTTGAGATCTGCCGCCGTGGATTGAGTGTTTGAATTCGTTCCACCCGAAACAAGTGGGTGAGAAGCCGAAAACAATGCTACACCGTCACCACTTGAATAAGCCGTGGTAAAGCCATTGTTCAACGGAACAACAGACTTCACTTGCTTAGTGTGAGCCATGGCACGAGCCAAGGCTTTGGTGTAACGAGCCGACAAAGAATCATAAAGATTGTCTTCCATGGCTTCTTCTGTAATAGCAAAGCCCATGGCAATCGTTTCATGGTTGTACCGCGCCGTGAAAGATTCCTGTGCAGCGTCATACGAAATCGCTGATCCCTCGTCCTTGACGGGAGCAGCGTCGAAGCCCGAAAGCTTCACTTCTTCTTCAAAAGACCTATCTGAACTTTCCGTCTCATAGATTTCGCTATGCTCCGCATCGTAGCGAGCATACTCCAATCCAAAGAGCGCGTTCAAGCCCGGAAGTAGTTCCTTGAGAAGTTGTGCGCGTGAAATAGCCATTAGTTAGTCTCTCCTATTGCCCAGTGGCGCGTTGATATTGATGCGGAGAAACCGTCACACTAGACGGCCAATTGAAGGTGCACACGACATCGGGATAGGCATCACTTGCCGTTGTCCCAACTGGTTGCTTGCTGCTTGGGCCATCAACAAAGTCGATGATACGAAGCGGAAGCGTCAGCGTTGTCGCTGGTGTACTTGCATCAAGTGCATTCTTCGATTTTCCAATGCTGGTGCTACCTGCCGTCTGCACCACACCCGCGTTCAAGCCACGGTCTGTAGTGTTTACGGCTTCGTCGCCCTGCATCTGAAATACAACATGTGGGTCATCAATCACATAAGCCATCGCATCGGAAGCCACCGAACTCGCAGGCCACTGCGTGTTAAATGTCTTCTGACTTGTTGTGCTTGGTGTGTAGGAACAACCCACAAAGATTCCGACCGAATTCAATGCAGCAGTACCAGTATCTTTAGTAATAGTACCATCTGTATGAACCGTGACGAAATCACCATTAAAAATCGCGGTGCCGTAAGTGCTGGCAATTGGTAAGTGTCTAACCTTGCCCGAATACGAGCCGGAAGCACTCAACGTACCAATTGGCCTTGCACCGTATGGTGAAGCTGAAGCAGCCATGGTAGTTAATTCCTAGTTAATTTGGGCATTAGCGGCCTTCGCCGCCGAATACCACACGAGTTTTACGATTTGGTGCAAGAACGGGCATCCGTGGATCGTTCTCACGCATATAATTGTTGTCAACGGCCTGCATCTGGGATTCGGCGTGACTCTTGTAATAATCCCGCCTCTTCTCCACTTGTTCCTGTGGTGCTTTGCAGAGCAGTAGTCCACCGACTTCAATACCACCTTTCGCTCCCCATTCCGACTTATGATCACTCATAATTTGTAGTTCCGGGTGATCTTCAGCACGAACTGGTTCCCAGCCTTCACGAAATTTCTTAGAAACATTCGTGTTATCAGGATTACCAATCATAGATGTTCGTATCCATCGAAAAACCCAGCCATCTTGCGGATCGGGGTCTGGAAGTAATGATGCAGGTTCCCATGGTTTATCACGAGTTTCGTTTTCACGAGTCTCTAATGTCCGTGGTTCCCGTGTAGCGCGTTCTTCAGCCATTAGACCATCTCCTTCATTAACTGGGCCGCATATTGCTGAGGTGAAAGTCCCAAGCGTTTCGCGAGTCTTACTTGGGTCTCCGTCAATCTGACGGTGCGTGGCCTGGCTCCACTATTTCTAGAAGCGGAAGCTACCACGGTCTTTCTTCGGGGCGGTGCGGCGTCAACAACCATCGTATTATTG